ATTGGGTGTCGGTAATCGTCCTCTAACACTTGGTCTATGTTTGAAAAGACACTCATTGTTGATGTATCTTTTGAACCAACTAGTAATGCTTCTCTAACCATTTCCTCAAGTGTGTCGTAGTTTTCAAACTCACCACCATCAATTATTTTTTGAGCTTTCTTCATTACCTTCTGTAACTCTTGTTGTTTACAGAATTTAAGTGCCTTTTCTTGGACAAAATCGGCTCCGTCGATAGGTGCAGACTTGATTTTCTTGATTGTATCAAGAACAACTTTAACGGCAGTTTCTTGTTGAAGTTCGGATTTTGCGACTTGTTCTAATGTGTCAAATGATGGTGTATGGTCATACTTTTTATAGTATTCTTTTATCATTTGAATGATGATTTTGAAATACTTGTTTTCAAAATAATTGTTCTCAATTACATCTACAATTGAATGTGAAAAATCTTTATCTAAAATGATTTGGTTAAGTAATTGTATTTGAAAATTGTTGCCAAGATATTCAAAGTTTTTGTTTGTCGCCATAATTTTTTCCTCCTATCAGTAATGATAAATACTATTAGTTTTGAATAAATTGTGGATAAAAATAATTAAATTTTTTGTCTGAAAAAATGTCAGTAAGCTCAGACAATATGGTTTTCAGCCTTGGGCGTAGGTCTACGGTATATCTGACCTTTGGTGGGTATACTTTTGCATCAAAAGACCTATGACAAATTGTCATATTTTCTACCTTAATAAATAGATTAAAATTTTCATCACCTTCTGTAATTGATGTGTTTAGTACATCTGGATTCTCAGAAATTTCATACTGATTATCCAACATATAAACAACAGATTTCATCTTCAAATTATATTGAAGTTCATTACAGAAAGTTTTTATGTATTCATAAAATTCTTCTGACTTGTGGGCATTTTTATTAAACCCTTTAACATTGAAGAATCTCTGAACCACGATGTTGTCATTACACATTAACAAAAATTCTACTTTTGTTATATCCTGTTCTCTCATTTTTTTACTTTTTTGTTTTGTTTCTAAAATTTGTTTTTTCTTTCCTTGATAGTTTTAAAAATGGTTTTAAAAAATTCACCCAGGCGTCGTCACCCTTTGGGAGGAATTTGAAGAATCCGTCTTCCATCATCATTCTTATTAGGTTTCTGTGTCCTCTTCCGTCTGGATCCAATGACTCGGAGTAATATAACCTAACTAGTTCTTTTCCTTCATCCGAAATGAGTGGATTAGCTAAGTCCACTATTTTTTCGTTGATTGTGAAAAACTCTTCTCCAAATATTCCCTCTTTGGTTTTCCCGCTAAGGAGATTTTGTAAAGCAACATTTCCTTTTTGTTCTGTTAATAAATGTTCTGCTTTTGTTAAAATATCGGTATATTTTAACTCAGTATCAAGTATCTCCGGAAACAATTTAAGAAATGTTTTTTCACCCAAATAAAAAATACCATCAATATTATCTGAACTATCACCAGTTAATATTTTATAGGTTTTAACATTATAGTGTGGTATTTCGGATTCATAGATTTTAATCCCATCGCCATTTTTATAATATCGTTTTTGTTGGGGTGAATATATAGTTACCTTCTCAGAAATAAGTTGTGTTAGGTCTCTATCGGATGAAAATATGGTTTTATCTTCATCTTCTGAAATTTGACAATAATAAGCTATTAAATCGTCGGCCTCCGATTGTTCAACTTCTAATTGTCTAACAAACATTTCTTCTAGGTATTGTTTTACCCTATTTTTTTGGGTTGTAAAAGACTGTTCTTTAAAATCTTCATCGTCTTTTTGTTTTCGATTAAGTTTGTACTTGGGATAAATAAGTCTTCTTTGTGAAGAACCTGTTTCACTATCCCAAAATACAACAACTTTGTTATAATTATTTTCCTCTAAAAATTTTCTTAAAGTATTCAGAAAGTGCCAAATACCGCCAACGTGTTCTCCTTTATTAAAGAAGTCTTTAACGCCATGTACTCCTATCTTTAATAGATTGTTACCATCAACTAAAAGAGTTTTAGTCATTAATTTCTTCGTTAAGTGGGTTTGACAATACTGGTTCCTTTGTTGTGATATAATCAGAGAAAAATTCTGTAAATATCGCTTCCATAACAGGTACACAAATTGAGTTACCGGCTAATGCTACGTGTGCTGTATTTGATAATGATGTAGTTAAAAGAGTATCAATATCTTGTTCTTTAACACCCATAAATCTATAACCCTCTCTTGCTGTAATTGTTCTTACTCTACCGTCTTCTGTAAGGATTTGTGGTGAGCCACTTGTTGTTAGTGTTGGTGAACAACCATCAACAGAATAAATCCTTCTTGCTTGATCGTATGATACATCATCTCTTCTTCCAACTAACCTACATACTGTGTGTTTTTTTGGTTCGTGTGCTGTAAATGGACAATCAATAATTAAAGATTCACTAAAATTTTGATCTATAAAAGGTCTCATTGGTATTCTTTCTTTTTTATGATTATCAACATTTGTCATCTTTTCTCTAACCTCATCAATACTACTATTAAGAACTGACATCATAAAAACTCTTTCTCTGTTTTGTGGACATCCGAAATCAGCACCATTTAAAACTCTCCAGAATGAACTATAACCAAGACCTCTTAAAAAATAGATGTGTTTTTGAAAGGCATCATAGTGGTTTTTGGAAATAAGGTTTTTAACGTTTTCCATCAAAAGATACTTTGGTCTATTAACACTTAATAATCTTTCAACTTCAAATAGTAATCCACTTCTTGTTCCTTCTTTAATACCTCTTTGGACACCAGCAATACTCACATCTTGGCAAGGATAAGAGTATGTTAATAAATCACATTCTGGAAAATTATTTTCGTTAACCATTCTAATATCACCAAGGTTTCCGTGAGTTGTTGTATGTAGAACATCATAACATTCGTTTGCTTGTTTGAAATTATCGCAATTTGCAACATTCTCATAATCAACACCAATGTATTTAAGGGCCAACTCTTGAGTTCCGTAACCAGAAAATAACGATACTACTTTTAATTTATTCTTGTTCATAAACTTTTTCTTCTTTTAAATCAAATTCACCATCTACGCCAATAATATTTTTCCAATATTCTGCATAATCTTTTTTGTAGTCTTCAATAGACTTCTTTTCTTCTGCAGCATCCTTACCAGGTAAAAACCCGTGAGGTGTAACAATAATCTTACCGTCTTCAAATCCAAGTCCATTAATGTGGTTTTTCATAACTGATACTTTTGTTCTCGATGCAAATTTAACAGTTCTTTTGTCTTTTGTTGCTGTAATCTTTGTTGTTCCAGCTCCCTTTTGATTTCCGTATAAAAACACCAAAGATGAATTTAACCAGATTGCTTCACCACCTTTTGCTTTAATTTTTGGTTGACCAAATGGATTGTCTGGTAATTCTACCCAAGGTTGATTAACGATAATTAATGTGTTTTCGTATTTTGAATCCGCTTTTCTTGACCCAGAAATTCTTTGGTTAATTCCCATACCAATTTTATCAGCAAGAACCGATGCGTTATGTTGTTTACCACCTTTACCTTCGTAAGTCATTTTACAAGGTACAGATCCCACTGAATCCCACATAATACAAAGTGAATAATCAAGTTCACCTTTTTCTTGTGCATCCAACAAATCATTAATATAATCTGTAATTTGTTCAATATAACTAAAATTGTTATTAAATAAAAAGAACCCATCCCAAGTTAATTCACCTGTTTCTTCATCCACAACTTCTTCACATTCAAAACCCATAAGTTTTGAGTGTTCAAAAGACCATTTTTGTTCTGTAATAATAAAAACTGGAAGTATCTCCTTTTTTTGTGCATCAACAGCAGTTTTTACAAGAGCAGTTGTTTTACCAGTATCCGAATGTCCCAAAAACATATTAATATGTCCCATTGCGGGACCTGGAAGTCCAACAGCATCTAAAAATGCTGGTCCTAAGTCAAAGTATCTTTGCGGTTTGTATTTTGCATCTGAAGAGAATTTTTTCTTCAATGCACTAAAATCTGTTTTTTTAATTGCCATAATTTTCTTTTATAAAAAGATAAGAAAAAGTGGGTACATTGTATACCAATATACCCACATATTTTTAATTAAATTTAGAATGGTAATTCCTCGTCGATGTCATCATCTTCTTGTGGGTCAAGAACTTTTGATATTTCTTTTGTTTTTGAACCTCCGATTGTTACTTCACTTTCTTCTGAATTTGAGTAGATGTATTTTCCAGCATCTGAATCCCATCTTGGTGTTTCACCACGAGCAATTGCTTCAAGATATTCAGCAGGTTTTTTAGAATAAACATCTTCCCAAGTAAGTTCATCTTCAATCCAACTTGTCATTGTTTCTTCATCTTCGTGAACCAAAGATGGATCATCATACATAACTGTTTGGATTACAGTATAGAAAGCTCCTTTTGGGGTTTTTGCTTTTGTCAATTCTAAGATAAGGTCTCTTCCTTTTTCAGCGTCAGCTACATCACCTTTTGCTTTATAGATAGGAATAATTTTATCAAAAATTCCCTCTTGTTTGTAATTGTGTTTGAATCTCCAGAATTTTGGTCCGTCTTGTTCATTGTCACGGTCAATAACTTTAACAATATAAAACTTACGAGGTTTGTATTGTTTTGCAAGTTCTTTGTCTGATTCTTTACCAGTAGACATAAGAACATCATAGACTTCACTTAAAGGTGAACGTTCATTGTCATTTTTTCCTGGATCATAGAACTTTTGCCATTTACCATCAACCAAGATTTCGTGGAACCAAACTTCCTTAAATGGTGATGAACCGTCCGGTGTAGGTAGGATTCGGATTCTTTTTTGTGCTTGCTTTTCATTGTCTTTAAGTATCGCAGCAAAATACTTTTTCATTCTTTCTTCTTGAGACATTTTTGAAGTGGAAGAAGAACCACTTTGTTTTGAGCTTTCATACTGAGCCAAAACTGCATCTAAAACATTGTTTGTCGCCATATATATTATTTATTAAAAGTTTACAATAGAAAGTATAATTAAAATTTGTGTCGCAGTCAATAATTTTTTAAACATTTGATAGGGACACGAATGTCCCTTACAAATTACATCATGTCAGTGTCTTCTTCATTGTCTTCAAAATCGTTAAATGAATCTTCAATCTGATTTGGTGAGTATTGTTCAACATCATCTGTTGTCAGTACATATTCATTTTTTCCTGATTTTTCAATATCCTCTTGTTTGTCTTCAAAAAAATCAGATAGTTTTTGGTTAAATGGTCCTGAATCTAAACTTCTCAACTCAAGTTTTTCTTTAGCAGTTTTAGGTCGATATTTTTCAAAAGTTGTTTCAAGATTATTTATTTTTGAAACTAAATCATCCATTTGTGCTAATTTATCCTCTAAACCTTTTAATTGTGTAAATAAATTGTCAAAATATTCTTCTTGTTTGTCTTGAATTGTTTGTTGTGTATTTACTAAGTCTGTAATATCTAATTCTTCAACATCTTTTTCTTCACCTTTATCGTCTAATTTTTCTACATCTTTATCAGCTTCAACATCGATAGGTGCCGGTGGTTCTGGTGCTGGTGGTGCTCCAGGGGCTGCCGCATCTGCTGGTGGAGCTCCTGCCGCAGTAGGATCTGCCGGTGGTGCCCCTAAATCACCTCCTGGTGCCGCAGCAGGATCTGCCGGTGGTGGTGGTGCATCTTGTTCCAAGATGTAATTATTTATTCTGTGGTATTTCGATATTTCTTCTAAAATTTTTTCGTCTAATTTCATTTTAACCATTTAATAATTGTTTTATACCTGTTTTGGTTTC